CAAACCAAGCTGGCCGAGATCGCCAAGCAGAAGGACGAACTGGCGCAGAAGTGCGACGACGGCCTGATTACCATGGCGCAGTACCAGAAAGACCTGGACGCCCTGAACGAGCAGCAGTTCGACATCAAGTCGCAGCTGCGCGAGGCCGAGCTGGCGCAGAAGATGGAGCAGCAGCGCATCCAGAATGCATGGATCGCCGACTGCAACGCCTTCCTCAACACGCACGCCGAATACAAGGAAGGCTCGCCGACGTTCGATGAAGAACGCCGCAACCTGCTGGACGCCGCCCTGATGAGCCTTGCCAAGATTCCTGCGAATCAGGGCATGGACAACAACGCCGCACTCGCCAAGGCGCACAAGATGGTCAAAGGTGCATACGGCGAAGTCGATGTCGCAGCACCGGCACCTCAGCCCAAGCCAGCACAGCCGAAAGTGCCGCAGCCTGCCGCCATGCCCGACATCGGCAAGCTGCCAGTCGCGCAGATGAACGACACCAGCGGCGGCGAATTCGCGGCACTCGAGGCCCTGCGCAAGTCGGGCGACGTGGAGCGCTACGAAGCGGCTTTGGATGCCCTGTCGGACGCGGCCAAAGCCCGCTACCTGCGCACCTGATCGACCACCACCATAGATAGAAAGCACACATGGCACTGACGATGGATTTGAAGCCCGGCCAGAAGCTGCAAGTCGGCGACGCAACGATCACCATGGAATCGAAGTCGGGCCAACTTGCCCGCCTGGTAATCGACGCGCCCAAGTCCGTGACCGTCAAAAAGCTCGAAGCCAGTTCGCCCGCTATGAAGCTGATCGCCGAACAGGGCTTGATGACAGCGTAGTCATGTTGCTTTCTATCTATATTTTTGTTGCTTTGAAAAAATCCTAGTCATATAATCGCGCCATCACCCAGCGCAGGAAGTGCCGGTTGAGTCCACAACTTAACCCTTTTGCAAAGGCACTTCCATGACTACCACCACTTTCGGCACCAATTCGCCGCAAACCGTCCAGAAATGGTCGACCGACCTCTGGCTGGACCAGCGCAAGCAGTCGTACTTCGAGCAGCGCTTCATCGGCACCTCGAACAACTCGATCATCCACCGCAAGACCGAGCTGGAAACTGGCGCTGGCGACCGCGTCAAGTTTGACCTGTGCGTGCAGCTGCGCGGCCAGCCGACCTATGGCGATGATCGCGCCGAAGGCTCGGAAGAAAACCAGAGGTACTACCAGGACGAAGTGTTCATCGACCAGGTCCGCAAGCCCGTGTCAGCTGGTGGCGAGATGACCCGCAAGCGTACCGCGCACGACCTGCGCGCCACCGCGAAAGACCTGCTGTCGGACTACTTCGCCCGCTTCACCGACGAACTGTTCATGATGTACCTGGGCGGCGGTCGTGGCGTCAACGAAGATTTCATCGTGCCGGTCGGCTACGCTGGCTTCGCCGGTAACGCCTTCACCGCGCCGGATTCGGACCACATCCTGTACGCAGGCGCGGCCACCTCGAAAGCGACCCTGACCGCCAACGACAAGATGACCAAGGCTCTGGTCGAGCGCGCGCTGAACAAGGCCGAGATGATGCAGGCCCGCAACCCGGAAACCGCGAACATGGTCCCGGTCAAGAACGGCTCGCAAGGCCAGTACGCGTTCCTGATGAACCCGGACCAGGAATACGACATGCGCAACGCCGACACTACCGGCTGGCTGGACATCCAGAAGGCCGCTGCTGCTGCCGAAGGCCGCGACAACCCGATCTTCAAGGGCGGTCTGGGCATGATCGGCGGCGCAGTTCTGCACAAGCACCGCTCGGTCATCCGCTTCAATGACTACGGCTCGGGCAGCAACGTCAACGCCGCGCGCGCCCTGCTGCTGGGCCGCCAGGCTGCTGTCGTCGCCTACGGCACCTCGGGCGGCATGCGCTACACCTGGAAAGAGAAGATGAAGGACTACGACAACGAGCCGACCGTTGCCGCAGGCTGCATCTTCGGCGTCAAGAAGACCCGCTTCAATGGCCGCGACTTCGGCGTGCTGTCGGTCGATACCGCCGCCAAAGACCCGAACGCAGCTTAATGGAACAGGCCGGGGAAGCCCGGCCTTCCTCTGAACCTTCAATCTAGGAACCAAAAACATGCCTACCATCCTCTCGCAGTTCGCCACCCGCGTGTCGAACACCATCAACGCAGATTGCGCTGGCGACGTTGTCGTCAACCAGTTCTATGTGGACCTCAAGGCCGCCGATCTGGTCGCCAACAACATCATCGACCTGGGCATCCTGCCCGCAGGCCACACCATCACCCACGCTACGCTCATTCCAGACGACCTGGATTCGGGCGGCTCCCCGGCAATCACCCTCGATGTCGGCCTGCTGTCCGGCACCATCGGCGATGCTGTTAGCGCTCGCACCTGCGGCGCCGAACTGTTCTCGGCATCGACCGCTGCGCAGACTGGCACTCCTGCATCGGCAACTGGCAAGAGCGCCTACACCATCGCAGCTTCTAGCGCAGATCGTTCGATTGGCGTGAAGATCGTCGCCGCACCAGCAACCGCAGCGGCTGGCCGCCTGCGCCTGCAAGTGTCGATGGCGGCAGTCAGCAGCGGCTTCCAGTTCTAAGCCGCTGACGTTAAGGCGGGGCCAAGCGCCCCGCTTTTTCCATCCTCACACAAGAATCAGGAGAACGTCATGTCCACCCAGATCGAATGCAAGCTGATCCGCGAGGGCGGCACTTTCGCGGAAGTCGGCGGCACCGAATACCACTTCGCCCCACAATCTGACGGCGCGCACGTCGCCACCATCGACAACGACGACCATGCCGACGTATTCCTGTCGATCACCGAAGGCTATCGCCTGTATCGTGGCGCAGCCAAGGCCGCACCTGTCGCCATCGAGAAGGCCGCCGAGCCAGTCGCGCCAGCCGCACCGCAAGCTGTCATCGAGCCGCAGGCACCAGCCACCGAAGTGTATGAGCGCGCTGCGCTGGCCGCCGAATACGAGCGCCTGACCGGCGAGAAGCCGCACGCAAAAACCGGCGTGAAAAAGCTGCGCGAACTGATCGCCGCCAAGCAAACCGTCTAACCCCTTCAGGATGCGCCGATGGACCGCTACACTGACACCGTTCAGAACGAAATCGGCAATGCTGTCGCTGGCGCATCCGTCCTGATTCTCGACGCCGCAGGGCAGAGCGCGACGCTCTACGCAAACCGCGCAGGCACCGTGCCGCTCGGCAACCCATTGACCACTGACCAACTCGGCGCATTCAGCTTCTTCGCTGCCGATGGCGTCTACTCTGCGCGCGTGTCCATCGCTGGCGTGTTCAAGGCCGAACTGAAGGACATCCGCCTGGAAGACCCGAGCAACGGCCTTGCCGTCTACGCGGCATCTGGCGGCGCGGCGCTGATCGGCACCGCCTCCGGCTCGACCGTGCAGGCCGACCTGACCGGCCTGCGCACGGAAGTCGATGCATGGGAGCCGTACGAACTGCCAGCGGCGACGAATGCCGTGCGCGGCGGTGTGCGCGTCGGGTCCGGCATCAACCTGTCCGGCGACCTGATTTCCGTCACGCCATACAGTCTTCCAGTAGCCAGCGCATCCATCCTCGGCGGCGTGAAGGTCGGCACCGGCTTGAACGTGGCTGGCGATGGCACGATGTCCGCAGTGGCCTACACCCTGCCCGTGGCGACTGGCTCCGTGCTTGGCGGCGTCAAGGCGGGCAACAACGTCAGCATCGCGGCAGACGGCACCCTGACCTTTACCCAATATTCGCTGCCGATTGCCAGCGCAGCCACGCTCGGCGGCGTGCGGATCGGCGAAGGTCTCGCAGTCGATGGCAGCGGCATCCTGAGCGCAACGGGCCTGACGACTGGATCGGTTGCCACCGTCAACAGCATCGCTCCAGTATCGGGCAACGTCGCGCTCACCACCGACAACCTGCCCGAGAGCGGAACGCCCACCAATCAGTGGTTCACCGCCGCGCGCGTGCGCAGCGCCGTGCTGACTGGCCTGTCCGTTGCGACCAATGCCGTGGTCGATGCCGCCGATACCTTGCTTGTCGCGCTCGGCAAGCTTCAGGCGCAAGTCACCGCGCGCGTGCAGAAGTCCGGCGACAGCATGAGCGGCAAGCTGACCCTGCCCGGCTCGACCTCGGCGCTCGCCCTGCTGCTGACGAATGCATCGGAGAAGATCACGATTGCCGCATCGCCAGCGACCGGCACCGTGAACTTTGACGTGACCACGCAGTCGCTGCTGTGGTACACGCAGAATGCGACGGGCAACTGGACGATCAACGTGCGCGGCAACGCGAGCAACACGCTGAACAGCATGCTTGGCATCGGCGAGGCAATCACCGTCTCGTTCTGGGCAAGTCAAGGCAGCACAGCTTACTACCCGACCGCCATTCAGGTTGACGGCGCAGCGCCCGCGTCGGTCAAGTGGCAGAGCGTCGCCCCAAGCGCGGGCAATGCGTCAGCCATCGACATCTACACCGTCGCCATCGTGAAGACCGCCAACGCGACCTTCACCGTGTTTGCAAGCCAAGTGCCATTCCGATAATCATGCCATTCCTCGCCACATCAGCAGCAGGGTCGGCGCGCGGTCAAGGATTCCGAACGATGGTCAAGAAGCTCATCACCGAAACGATTATGACCAGCGGCAATTGGGCTGCGCCAATCGGCGTAGGCATGCTTCCATCCCTTGTTGGGCGAGGCGGCAGCGGCACTCCATACGAGCCAGCACGCGACGCTGTTCCGGGGCCGATGACGAAGTTCAAGCTAATCCAGAATCGATACCGTCGAATCGACGGCGGCCCGGATGATGTCGAGGTGTATATCACGCGCGGCGACAACGCATGGCCTGGCACGACACCCCCAGATGCGACGGTCGAGGTTGCGCCTTTCTTCGACGGTACGCACGACCAGATCACCCAGCTGATCGCATACGGTAGCGAGCCATATCCGGAAATCCTGATTCCAGCCATGCCCGAAGAGCCAGAAACGACTGGACCGGATACTACCGGCTTCGGCAGGAGTTTTGCTGGAGGTGTCGGCGGAATCGCCACCCCTGCAACTTTCAACGACGTAATCGTCACGCCGGGGCAGTCATACGCGCTGGTCGTGCCCACTGGCGGCTACATCACCATCACCTACTGGAAATGACATGAGCATCGTCGTCAGTACCCTGAATACGCAATTGCAAACCACTGTCGGCATGGCAGTGGAAGACCTGCTGCGCCGCTTCCAGAACCTCATGATGGACGCGAAGATGGTGCGCTGGTCGGAGGCCGAAGCGATTGACTGGATCAACGACGCGGCAGGCGAAATCGTGCTGCGCCGCCCCGCCGCGCGCGCCGTGACCGAAATCGTGGAGCTGGTCGCAGGCACCTACCAAACCTGCACGCAGGACAGCGCGCAGTTGCTCGACATCGTGCGCAACGTGACGCCGGACGGCAGGCCGGGCAAGTCGATCCGCATCTGCGACCGCCAGCAGATCGATGACGCCGAGCCGGACTGGCACACCAAGCGCGCAGGCACCACGCGCCACTACATGATCGATGAGCGCAGCCCGACCTCGTTCTACGTCTACCCGCCAGCGAACCAGAGCGCCAAGGTGGAAATGCTGGTCTCTAAAGTGCCGCCCAAGGTCGCGTCGAAAAACGACGCGCTCGACCTGCGCCCGGAGTTCATCAACGCCATCATCAACTGGATGCTCTACCGCGCGCACAACAAGGACTCCGAATACTCGCAGGGCAATCTGGCCGCCCTGCACTACCAGGCGTTCACCGACGCCATCGGCGCGCCCTCGCAGGTGGCCGCGCTCAACTCCGCAACTGGGAACAGCAAATGACCGACCTTGACGACTTCCTCCCCTACATCATGCCGAAAGCGCCGGGCTGCCCGACGCCGACCGCGCACATCGCACTTCGTCAAGCGGCCATGGAGTTCTGCGCCCGCACCAAGCTGTGGCGCGATTCGGCAACCTTCCTGATGTCCGGGCTGGACGACATCCACTTCAATCCGCCCGATGGTGCGGTGCTGATCGACTTCGAGTCGGTGCTGTTCAACGACGTGCCGCTGGAAGCGAAGACCGCCGCCTGGATGGACCAGTGCATGCGCGGCTGGCGGCGCGGCACCATCGAGGGCTACCCGCGCTTCTTCGCGCAGACCAACATGGGCACCCTGCGCGTCGCGCCCATCGACACGGGCGTGCTGACGGTGAACTACTGGCTGAAGCCCACCATCGAGGCCGACCAGCTGCCCGACTTCCTGCTCGACCAGTACGCCGAGACGATTGCATGGGGCGCGCTCGGACGCATCCTGTCCACGCCTGAGCAGCCGTTCACCGACTTCAACACGGGCGCGGCCTACGCGGCGGCATTCGAGCAGAAGATTGCCAGCCAGTCGTTCAAGGTGGCGGGCGGCCAGCAGCGCGCGCGCGTGCGCAGCAAAGCCCAATTCTAAGGGGAGAGCATGGACATCAAGAGCAAGCAGCCAGGCGAAGTCGAGGACTTCGACGTGGACTTCACGCGCCGCCTCGGCAGCGACGACACGGTGCTGTCGATGCAGGCGTTCGTGGTCGATGGCGACGAATTCCTCTTCATCGAGAAGACTTCCGTGCTGGAAGGGGTGCGCGGGAAAGTCTGGCTCTCGGGCGGCACCAACAAGGCCACCTACAAGATCACCGGCTACGGCGTGACCCAGAACGGGCGCGTGATCGAATTCGATTTTCTGCTGTACGTGAGGGACGAATAACATGAAACTGAAAATGACGAACTTCGCGCAGTCCACGCTGGCGGGCGCGCTGACCGATACGGCCACTACCGTGCTGCTCGCGCCGGGCGAGGGCGCGCGCTTCCCGGCGCTCGCCGCCAACGAATACTTCCCGCTGGTGCTGGTCAAGATCGTGGCGGGCGAGGCCGTGCGCGAGATCGTCCACGTCACCGCGCGCACGAACGATTCCTGCACCGTGATCCGGGCGCGCGAGAGCACCACCGCGCAAGCGTTCGCCTCGGGCGACTATGCGGGCCACCATCCGACCGCCGCAGGCATGGCGAGCAAGATGGATGTGGACGGCGGCACCTTCGCTGGTCCCGTGGCCTTCGGCGACCAGCCACTGACGGGCGCGGCCTTGCAGGATTGCGGCGACAAGTCGGCCACCGTGGGCGCGCCCACCGGCACCGTGCACACCATCGACTACCGCAATGGATCGCACCAGGTCTGGAACCCGCCGCCCGGCCCGTGCACACTCATCATCACGAACTGGCCTCCCGCAGGCATCAACGGCGCGCTGTGGATTCGCGGCACCAACCTCGGGCTGTGCACCATCACGACCCAGACCGCGATTGCCTACCTGAAGTCGGACGGCACGTACACGACCACTACTTCCCTGAACACGAACCAAGGCGCGACCCTGCGCACCAATGGCGTGGATCAGGTCATGTTCTGGGGCCATACCGGCGCGCCCATCGAAGGCAAGGTTGCACGATAACGATATGGAGAAGCAATGCGAAAAATACTTCTGGGAGTTGCCATGAGCGCCGTCATGATGCTGCTGCTCGCCTGCGGCGGCGCACAGCTGAAAACCGTCACCTTCAACAGCAATGCGACCTGGATTGCACCATCGACCACCACGCGGCTGGAATCGATGTCCGGCTACGGTGCGGCAGGCCAGCCTGAATCGCCGGGCGATTGGGGTTATGACGTAACCATCGTCACCAAGTATTACAAGAATGGTGTCCTGCAATCCACCGTCACGTCATCGGACACGGTCTACTATGAAAGCGCACCGGCTGACTACTGCAACGGCAGTCAGAATAGCAACGGTGAATCGTCGGAGACTTGCTACTACCATAGCAGCTTCGACAATTCGAGTCCTGCGACTACCGGCGCGAGCACGCGCATGACCGGGCCGAGCGGATTTAGCCGCACCTTCCCCGGCGGCACGGGTGGACCTGCATCCGTGACGACCTTCAGCAACGTGACCGTCAACCCGAACGGCTCGTATTCCGTTGTCGTTCCTGCTGGCGGTTCGCTGACCATCACCTACCTGGAATAAGCCATGTCCATCATCAAGCTGACCGGGTTCGCAGGTGAAATGCCGCGCATCACGCCGCGCCTACTGCCCGCCACTGCGGCGCAGCTGGCGCAATCGGTGCGCCTGGAAGATGGCGAGCTGTCGCCGTTTAGGAAACCCTTCCTCGTCCAGCAGCTTGACGGCGCGGAACCGGGGCAGGTCAAAACGATCTACCGCCACCTCGGCCAGTGGCTGTATTGGGACAAGATCGTGCATGCGGTTCCTGGCCCGGTCGCGCAGGACCGCCTCTACTTCACGGGCGACGGCGTGCCCAAGATGCGCGTCGGCGGCGTCACGTACCCGCTCGCCCTGACCGCGCCAACCACCAAGCTGACGGCGGTTGTCACTGGCACCGTCAACCCGTCCCTGTCGGCAACGCGCCTGTACCTCTACACGCGCGTGACGCAGTTCGGCGAAGAGTCTGAACCCAGCCCGATCAGCAGCGATGTCGTGGTCTCGCCGGGAAACACCGTCACCCTGTCCGGCTTCGTGGCAGCGCCAGCCGGGCGCGGCTATGCAACCCAGCGCATCTACCGCTCGCAGACCGGCACCACGGGCGGCGCGAACCTGTTCCTGATCGCTGAGCGCGGCGACACCACGGCAGATTTCGTGGACAACGTGCCATTGAACAGCTTTGCTGAACCGCTGCCGTCGCTCGAATGGAATCCGCCTCCAGCTGGTTTGAAGGGCTTGGTCGCCATGCCGAACGGGATGATGGCGGGGTATGTCGGCAAAGACCTGTACCTGTGCGAGCCATACCGCCCGCATGCATGGCCGGAAAAATACGTGCTGACCACGAACTTCGACATCACCGGCCTGGCTGTCACTGGCACCACGCTTGTTGTCGGCACCAAGGGATGGCCGGAACTGGTATCGGGCACCGCGCCGGACACCATGACGATGGAGCGCGTCGAATTGTCGATGCCGTGCCTGAGTGAGAAGGGCATGATCGACATGGGCTACGCCGCCCTGTATCCGTCGAACGATGGCCTCGTCATGGTGCAGAACGGCTCGCCCTCGCTCATCTCGGGGCCGCTCCTGACGCGCGACCAGTGGCAACGACTGGACCCGGCAACGCTGGTGTGCGGCCAGTTCTACGGGCGTTTTTACGCCTCGTACCGCTACACGGACAGCGACAACCTGCTCCAGCAGGGAACGCTGATCTTCGACATCACGGGCGAACAGCCCTACCTGATCCGCAGCCAGCACCGCGCGGACGCCATGTTCTACGACGTGACGGACAACCGCCTGTATCTGGCAATCGGCACCGGCATCTACGAGTGGGATTCGCTGCTGTCGGATAACGACATCATGACGTACCGCAGCAAGGCATACCTGACACCGCAGCCGACCAGCTTTGGCGCGATCATGGTCGAGGGGGATGATAGCCAAGACCCTGACGCCCTGATAGCGTACAACGCCGCGCGCTCCGAAATCACGGCGGCGAACAACGCGCGCATGGCCGCGCATACGCTCGATGGCGCGCTGGGCCTGACGCCGATGGGCGAACTGCCGATGGCGGGCGACAAGCTGCTGGCGATGCCTCCTGGTCCGCAAATCTCGGTGAACATCTACGCCGACAGCGAGTTCCTTGCCACCATCAACACCATCGGCGAAGTAGAACGCCTGCCGCCCGTGCTCGCGCGCCAGTGGGAAGTCGAGGCGGTCGGCAATATCAACATTCAGGAAATCACCATGGCGGGCACCGCCCAAGAACTGCGAGGCGCTTGATGTATCCACCACCACGAAAACGCACGCCACCGGAAGTCATCGCGCAGAACGAGAGGAATCAGGCGCTGACCGGAACGCGCAGCGACGCCGCGCCCGAACGCGCCGCCGTCACGCGCGAGCAGGCGGCGTCCCTCGGCATCGTCCAGCTGCGCGCCGCCCGCGTCTCAGCCGCACCGACGATGGACCAATACAACGCCCTCTTGACCGACATGCAGCAGATCGCCCTCGCCCTGAACGCCATGGGTGCAAAATTCGTCCTGCCATGACGATAGTGTTATCGCTCGGCAACACAAATGCTTTAAAATGCGGCAATGACAGCGCTGATCTATAACCGTCGAGAAGAGTTGCTTTCGTGGGCATGCGTGCGCATCGGCATCGCTTCTTTCCGGGGTGACGCGCATGCGATTGGGCTGGAGAGCGAAGGGCGGATCGTGGCTGTGTGTGTTTTCGATTCATTCTCCAGCTTCGACTGCGCGATGCACATTGCGAGCGATGGCAGCGGGCACTGGTTGACGCGGGATTTCCTGAAGGCGTGCTTCTCGTACCCATTCATCCAGTGCAAATACCGGCGCGTCTACTCGCCCATCGCAAAGTCGAACGAGCGGGCGCTGCGCTTCAACCTGAAGCTCGGCTTCAAGGTCGAGGGAATCCACCCGTTCGGCGCGAAAGATGGCGACTTGATAACCACGGGGCTGCTGCGCGAATCGTGCCGCTTCATCCCGAAGCAATACCAACACATGAGGAAGGACTGACCGTGGGCAAGGATTCCAAGCCAGCTCCAGCACCTGACCCGCTAATCGGTCAGGCCGCACAGCAAAACGTCGAGCTTGGGCGCGAGGCGCTTGCCTTCGCGCGCCAGCAGTACGAAGAGGGCAAGATTCGCCAGGAAGACCTGGACGAACTGACGAAGAAGGTGGCCGATTCGGCGCTTGCTTCGCAGGGCAAATCCGAGGAATGGGCGCTGCAAGACCGCGACATCTCGAACCAGCTTCGCGGCAAGTACGACGCATGGGCGAATCAGGACCGCGTTACAGGCCAGGCCACGAAGGCGTGGTCGGATGGCGTCGCGGATTCGCTGCTGAACAACGCCGCGATGTACGAGAAGACCTACGGCGCGGAAGCGGCGCGCCAGTCGGAGTTCGGGCAGGAAGAAGTGGCGCGCTACCGCGACAAGTTCCGCCCCGTGCAGGATCAGATCGTCAGCGATGCGATGACGTGGGACAGTGCAGGCCGCCTTGATTCGGAAGCGGCCAAGGCCAAGTCTGACGTGATGTCGAATGCGCAGGCGCAGCGCGACGCCAGCCAGCGCTCCATGATGTCCATGGGCGTGAACCCGAACAGCGGGCGATTTGCGGGCGTCGAGCGAGCCACCGACACCATGACGGCGCTGGGGGCGGCTGGCGCGCAGAACAGCGCGCGTGACAATGCACGCATGCAGGCGCAGCAGCTTCGTGGGCAGGCGGCATCGCTCGGCCAGCAGGTGCTGGCGAACGGCCAGCAGGCAAACCAAATTTCGCTGTCAGCGGTCGGCGCTGGACAGCAAGCACGTCTCGCAGGAACGTCGGCGGCGATGCAGGCCAAGAACCTGGGGCTGGCGGCGGCAGGCATCGGCAATACGTCAGCGGGCCTGTCGGTGGGCAATCAGGGAGCGGGCTATCAGGGCATCGGCTCAGGCATCCAGGCGGGCAACGCCGCCATCGGCGCGACCCAAGCTGGAACGCAAGGTTGGATGTCGAATAACGGTGTGATGCAGGGCGGCTTCGGCACGGCCATAGGCGCAAATCAATCCGGTGCAGGCATCGCCAATGGTCTGTACGGCAACCAACTCAATGCGTGGGGCATGCAGCAGCAGGCCAATGCAACTAACAATTCCACGATCGGCGCTCTGTTGGGAACCGGCGCAGCGCTGTATATGTGATGCGAACCGACGAAGAAATGACGCATTACCTGAATTGCGTTCTGGCACGCCACGACCGCATCGCCTTGCAGGTCTCGGGCGGAAAGGATTCGCTTGCCGTGCTCGAACTGCTGCGCCCGCACTGGCACAAGCTGACGGTGTACTGGCTCAACACTGGCGACCCGTACCCGGAAACCGTCGACGTAATGGATTGGGCCAAATCCGAGGTGCCTTTCTTCGTGGAGGTGCAAGGCAATCAGCCGCAGGTGGTCAACATGTTCGGCATTCCGTCCGACATCGTACCCGTCAGCCGCACACAGTTGGGTGTGGCAGTGTCGGGCAGGCTGGCGCAAGTGATTCAGGATCGTTACGCATGCTGCGCACGCGTTCTCATGAACCCGATGCATGAACGCATGGTCGCCGATGGCATCACGCTCATCATCCGTGGTCAAAAGGATGATGACACCTACAAATCTCCGCTTCGCTCAGGTGCGGTGGTCGATGGCGTCGAACTTCTGTTTCCCATCGAGGACTGGACGCAGAGCGACGTGATGTCCTACCTGACGCAGAAAGGTGTGCCGA